TAACACTCTTTCCCTCGTCGCCGTTTCCGCCGCGCCGCCCGCAGCCATCTCGGCAAGACGCGCTGCTTCAAATGGCGTAGTCGGGCGGCCACGATGTAGCAGCCTTCCCCGCACGCTTCGCCTTTGTGCGTCCCGTTGCAGACGAACCCCGGCTGGGGGATATACGCGAGCCGCTCGTCGTCCTCGTGGAGCTTCGCGGCTTCCCAGAGGGGGTCGTGGTCCGACCACCCGCCGCCGACGCGGAGCGTGCCGCCTTCGTCCGCTTTTTGGTCGAAGTAGACGCGGCCGCCGTCAAGCCAGGAATCGGCGGTAGCTTCCTCAGCGCAGACACCAGCGCGCGTGCCGTGGAAATAACCCGCGGCGTCGACCGCCCCGGCGTAGCACGCCCACCCGAGCAGCTCCCGCTGGATGTAGCGCGTCTTGTCGACGTTGAATACAGGCCTTCCAGCCGCTTTACGCGCGTCTCGATCTGCGCGACGAGTGCGAGCCACTTCCTCAAGGTCCATACCGGCCTCACCGTCCCACGGCCCACACACACAGCTTGGCGAACAGCACCACGAGACTGAGCCCCGCGATGACCGCGCAGACTGCCAGCACGACGTTGACGATGCGATGGAGAAACTGCCATAACTCCTCCTGTGCGCCCGGGGCGCGCAAGTCGTCCATTGCTGCCTCCTACGTCACCCGAATCACGATGCCGTGTTCGGTTTCCACCCACTTCTTCCGCAGCTCCCAATCCTTGGTCGGGAACCCCTTGCTCTCCTCGATGACGTGCTGCCAGCCCACCGGCTCGTTGAACAGCCGCACCGCCTGGTCGTCGGCCTCCAGCAGCTCGTCGTACTCGAAATCGCCCGTGTATTCCGACACCCGCACCTTCAGCCCCTGCGGGTTGACGACGTGCAACGGATAGCGCGGCGCCCGCTTGAGGTTCCGGACCTTTCCCCCGCGCTCCGCCAGCTTCAACTCGACCCAGCGCGAGGCCTCGCGCTTCGATCCGAAGAACGCGCCGTCGATGCCCACGAGCTCGCCCAACCGCACGAGACTCACGGGAATCGGCCGCTGCCTCTTGTCGACCTTGCCCGTCTCGAGACTGATGCCGCGCTGCACGGCGATCTGCTGCACCGTCTCCTTGGCGATGAGCTGCAGGTCGGGCGTGACGAGATAGGGCTTGGCGTTGAACTTGTGGAACTGGCCTCTCACGACGACACCGCCGCCGCACTGGCTTGGTAGTGGTCGAAGAACGACGCGCAGCGCGGCTCATGCCGGCACGTCTTATCCAGCTCCACCCGCAGGGCGTGTTCGCCGGCGTTGGCGCAGCCGTGCTCACAGCCCATCCCTGTCTCGCCGCCGAACGTGCCCGCCGGCCGGCGATGGTGTCGGAGCCAATGTTGCTCGTCGAGCCACTTCACCATGCTCGGGATGATGCCCTGCCGCCACTCGTCACTGCGGGTCTGATACCAGAGGGCGTCGAGCAGGAGCGCCATGTGCGCCTCGCGGTCCTCGATGCCGGCGAAGGCGCGGCGGAACGCCTGAAAGCCGCTGAGGCCGCCCACGCGCCGCGAGGCCGGGAAGGCTTCCACGAACATCAGGAACCACTGATGCATCGGGGACGGTTCCGCCGCCGCCGGCGCGGCCGCCGGCGCTGGAGCCGGCTCCAGCGGCAGGGTCTGGAGGCGCTCGCCGGCGAAGTCACGCCGCGCCTCCAGATGAAGGTCGACGGCGTAGCGATCGAAGAACGGCCCGAGGAACGGGTTCCGCCGGCAGGTGCGATACCACTGATTGACGGGTTTGATGAGTTTGTCGTTGGGCTTCAGCGGCAGGAACATCTGAATGCGGGCCATCTCCCGCAGCCACACCATGTCTGTTTCTTCGTCCCAATAGGCGAAGCTGTCGTGTTGCAGTAGTCGGAGGGCCTCCCCGAGCTCCTCACGCTGCAGCCCGGTCAGCTCCAGCATCGTCGCGCGCGTGATGTAGTAGAGCCCGTACATGTTCGCGTGCGGGTTCGCGATGAGCACGTCCGCCAGATATTGGGCGTCCTTGAAGGCTTCCCGCATCGGGTCGCCTTTCGGCCGCCCTTCGATCTCGCGCCGCCACCGCTTCCCGGAGCCGCCGGTGAAACGGTCGAACGTCAGAATCGAATAGGTGCGACTCATGGCGCTTTCCGCACGAGCGGCGTCAGTTTCGCGACGGCCTCTTGCAACTCGATGCGGGCCGAGATCGGCCGGGGATAGCCCGGGCGGTCGGCCAGCTCGATGAGCGCCTGTTCAATGTGCCGCAGGACCTCGCTGAGGTGTCGCCGCTTGTGCTCGGCATGCCACGCCGACCGACATCGACTCCCGCGACAGAACCGGGGCACGCGGCCCTTGATCGTCTGCAGTCGGCCCTCGACCTGTTCGACGCGGGGCTGCCACGCCGGGCGCAGCGGCTTGCCACATTGCTCGCACTGGTCCGCCACCGGCGGATTCACGGTCTGGTCCACGGCCTACCCCCACTTGATGTCGTCGTCGGTCAAGCTGACCGGCGGTGTCGGCGGGGTTGTCGTCGTGCCCTCCGCGCCCTGAGCCTCCGCGAGCTTGTCGAGCGCGCTCCGCTTGTCCTCCGGCTCCTGCAGCTCCTGGGGCAGGTGGAGCTTGAACTCCTCGTCGTAGACCTCGTGATTGACCGCTGTCGGCTCGCCCAGCTCCGCCCGAATCTCCGAGTCGAGCGCCCGGGCCATGTCGGTCGTTTTCGGCAACTGCGGGAACAGCGCGCGGACGGCCGTTTTCATCGCCATCGGAATGAAATCCTGCTGGTGATTCCACGGCGAGTCGGCTTTGTCGGCGCCTCGGGACCGGGCCTTGTGCCGGTCGATCTGTGCCCGCGTCAACACGAGCCGCTTCTTGGTCTTGGTCCGCAGGGTGGCGACCGCGTAGGCGTGCGTCAGCGTGTCTTTGTTCTGCGGCAGGTTGTCGGCCGCCGGCGTGTGAAAGATGCGCGGGTCGTCGCCGTAGTGGTAGCTGAACGTGTCGCCCTGAAACACGGGATAGGCGATCACGTCGCACCGGGACCGCTCGCAGATGTTGATCATCCCCTTGTAGCCGATGATGAACACGGCGAGCTTTGCGCCGATCTTGCTGTTGTTGAACGGGACGAGCCAGCACTCGCCCATCGAGCCCCCGATCTCGATGCCGAGTCGCGAGGCCTCCTGGATGCCGGCGAAGATCGACACGAGCCCGTGTTTGGTCTGGGCGACCTCCATCATCTTCGGGTCGTAGCAGATGTTGGACAGGGCGACGGAGAGCAGGCGCTCCCGCGCGGCCAGGGCGAGATGCGCGGGCGCCGAGTTCAGGAGCGCGCGCCGGTTCCACTTGTCGTTGACCACATCGGCAATGAGCTTCGCGCGGTCGTCAATCCGGAGTAGTTGCATGGGACTCCTTCCAGCGATAGAAGGTGGAATGGGGGTCGTAGGAGTGACCTGTCTCGCCTTTCCGACTGGCCACACACTCGATTTCACCGTTCTGGCGCAGCACCCAGACGGCGTTGTTGGTCTGCGGCAGCTCGACCTCGTAGCCGATGATCGTGCTCGCCCGTTCGCGGATCTGGGCCAGCGAATAGGCCCGGTGAAACGCGGCGGAGCGGAGGACCTGTCGCACGGCTTTGACGATGGCCCCCCGCTCGCGTTGCTCCGCGACCTCAGCGGCCGCAGCGCGCGTCTCGACCGCCCGCGACCCGTCGTAGAGCACGTAATACGCCTCGCCGTGGTAGGTCGCTTCGTACAGGACGCCCGGCGGCAGCATCACAGGCCGAACCGTTCCTGCGTCTCCAGCTTCCGCCGCAGCTCCGCGTGTGCGGTCAACTGGTCCGCGATGGTGTCCATCAGGTCGAGGACCGTCTGGTACAGGCCCTCGACCTCCTCTGCGATGCAGCCGCCGCATTCCGCCGTGATCCTTTCTCCTCGGGGGCCCGTCCCAAGGATGTGCGCGTGGGGCCGCCCCTCGAAGGGGTAGATCGTCAGCGCCTCCGCCGCGTTGTTCAGCGGCGCCATCGCCCGGTGATCGTCGCAGCGATGGGCCACGAGGAGGCTTGGACCCGGTTCGAGCGGATGCCTCACGCCTTGTCCACTCGCGTGTAGATCTCGACGCACGCCCACCCGGTTTTCGTGAGGATGCTCTGCTGCGCCACCGCCGTCGCCAGCTCTGTCTCGAACCCGATGACCGCCATCTGCCCGCCCTGGCGGCGCGCGCCGAGCACGAGATACTTCCCCTTCCGGTCGGGCCCCTGGGACTCCTCCAGCAGCGGGTTCTTGCCGTCGCCCTTCTCCTCAGTTCGCTTGTCCGCCATCACTGCACCTCACCACTCGTGTTTGTTGGAGCCGTCTCCACCGCCCGCCGCATCCGGTCCAGAATGTCGGTCAGGTCTTTCCGCACCGCCTCGCGCTTCGGGCCGGGCTCCGCGACCTCCAGCAGGGTCGTGGCGATGGTCATGAAGGTCGTATCCGCGACCCCGAGGATCTCCAGCGGCGTGCAGCTGTTGAGCCGCAGCTGCGCGACGATGGTCGAGGTCAGATCGCGCACGCGCTGCGGATTGAACCCCTGCACCGCCTGCAGCTCCTGCACGTTCCGCCGCCGGCCGATGCCCCACCCGCTCACTTCGGCTCCCGCCGGCGGAGCGTCCGGTAGGCCTTCCGCGTGAAGCTCGGCACGATGGCTTCCTCGACGGTGCGGTAGGTGTAGCTGACCCCGCTGTCGCCGATGATGCCGATGGACGCGGCGCCGATGGCGAGTTTGAGCTTGGCTTCCAACTCGTCCCGGCGGCTGTCGAGCTTCTTTTGTTCCGCCTTTACCTTCTCCAGCTCCGCGTCGATATCGACGTACATCGCCGGCAACGCCTTGGCTTCGCCCGTGTCGCGCGGGTACAGCGCTTTCAGCACCCGCTTGGTGGCCTCGCTGGCGTCGGGCGCGGGTTCCTTGCCGGCCAGGACGTGATCCTCCCAGAACGTGCGGCACTGTTTGACGAGGACCTCGATGAAGGCGTCGTTGCGCTTCAGGTCGGCGTAGAAGAACATGTTGCCGCCGACCAGGGCCGCCACGCTCGCCCACTGCGTGCCTTCGACGTACATCTGGTGGTTGGCCTGAATCAAGAACGGCAGCGGCGGCTCGTCCGTCCAGTCCTCACGCTTGAAGAACCCGGTGTTCTTGATCTCGACCACGCCCGGGCCCGTCCCGCCCCCCGGCGCCGGCTGCGACTGCCGCTCCGTGTCGATCTCGGCCATCGCGTCGAGCGTGGCGATCATGAAGGGCTCCCCCTCGTGCCGGCGCAAATCGAACTCGCCGCCGAGCACGATCCGCCGCCGCGTCTCCTTGGCGTAGCGCGCGGCGATGGGCTCCTGCAGGGTGCGGCCCCAATACATGGCCTCCGACTCCGCTTCGCCCATCTCCACGAGGCCTCGCTTCTCGAAGTAGAGCGAGAGCCGCGAATGGTACGGGCTGACGCCGAACAGCGCCGCCGCGTCGGAAGCGCCGATGCCCGTGCGCCGCGCCGCCAACCACTCGGGCCGCGACGTGAACTGCTCAATGCGTGACATCGCTGGCGCCCTCCTCGAGCCGGCGGTTCTTCGGCCGGGTCGTCTCGGCCGCCTTCTCCGCGCCCTGCATCTCCGTGATGAGATCGCGGTCGGCCGCCGCGACCGTCAGAAACGTCTGCTTCAAATAGTTCTTGTGCAGGCGCGCGAGCTGGTCCTTGTCGGGCGTCTCGGCCTTCGCCTTGAACGTCAGGGCGAAGCCCGACACGTCCTTGTGCTTGGCCGCCTTGATGGCGGAGATTTCCGCGTAGGGGAACGTGCACCACGGGCGCGCGACGTCGGGCGCCGACCGGAACTCGACCTGCTGCGGAAGGATGGTGAGGTCGAAGCCCACGCTCTTGATGCGCGCCAGCAGCTCGCCCTTCGTGTCGAACAGCACGGCGCGCACGGCCTTGTCGATCTCGCCGGCGAGCTCGGGGGTGAGGGGGTGGATGCGGAAGGTGGCGATCACCATGTGCAGCTCGTCGCCGTCCGCGTTCTTGCCGGTCGCCGGCTCGATGAAGTCGAGGTAGACCGGGACATTTGGGGTTGTGAACATCGTTACTCCTGCTTCTTGAAAAAGCCGGCGGCCATCCAGGCCATGAGGCGGGCGCCGGCGACCGCCGTCAGGCCTTCGACACACTGCTTGCAGACGTCCCAGCGCTGGCCCGACAGCTCGCGGTAGATCTCCTCGCCCAGGCGCTGCGCGTGGCCACTCACGATGAGCAGCGGGTTGTCGTTCACGCGCCGCTGCAGCTCCGCCTGCACGCGCGCGTTGATGTGCTCCTGGGTGCCGCTGGGCAGGTAGAGATACCCCATCGGCTCCTGCGGGTCCTGCACGGCGTTGCCGCACAGGTCGCAAATCCGTTTCGCCACCGTCGCCATGTCTCCTCGTCTCCTAAATCTGCGCGCCGAGCGCGATGCTCGCGTTGGCCCACATGAGCGCCGCGCGGACGGCCGCCACGATGGCCTGGGTGGCCTCCTCTTGCGCGGTCGCCTGCACGAGACGGCCCTCGACATCGCTGCGCTCGTCGGCCGACGCCAGCGCGGCCGCGCCGACAAACGCCGTCCCGGCGGCGAGACAGCCGAGCGCCTCCGCGCGATCGCGACAATCGCCGGTGTTTGCCTCCAGCACGCGCGAGAACTTCCCGATGGCGTTCTTGCGCGCATCCGGGTCCGGATCGTCCAGGATCACAAGGACGCACTCCTTGGCGGCCTGCCGCAGCAGGTGATACCGCTCGATCTGCCAGTCGCCCTTGGGCGGGTGATAGGTGAATACGTCGTTCACGTTGTCGCGCGTCACAAGGCCCATGCGCCCTCCTCCTCCGAGAGGCGCCTCGACCTCCATCACCGGACGTCGAGGCGCGATTGATGTTAGACGGTGGCGGGGGTGACGCCCGGCACCGGCACGCTCGGGCCCGGCGCATCGCTCGGGGCCGGCGGCGGCGCCGGCTGGCGAGCCGCAGGCGGAATCGGCGGCCACAGCCACACGCGCGGCGCCGGCAGCAGCCCGAGCTTGCACTCGCGCACGACGATGGCGCCGCCGATCTCCGGGTCGAATACCGTCAGGGTGGCGACGTCGGGAATGACCACGCCTTCGGTGTCTTTGAACACGCGCGCGATGATGGCCGGGAACGGTTCGGGCGGCCGCTTCTGATGGACGGCGCTCACGATCTCCTCGCGGTCGTAGTAGTGGACGATGCGCCCGACCGCCGGAATCGGGCCGGCGTAGGCGGGCTTGGCTTCGATGTCACTCATGTGGCGCTCCTTCGCTCTTGCCTGCGTGGGTTAGTGGCCGGCTTCCATGATGAGGGAGAACAGCGCGTCGTCGGCCGCCGGCGACAGCCCTCCCGCCGGCAAGGCATCGGCTAGGGCCTTGAAGGTGTTCGCCCGGTGCTGGAGCATCGCGGCGCGCTGGAGGAGCAACTCGCGCGCAGAGGCGCGCGTTATTGCCTGCTCACCACGGTATGGGTTCTCCAACACATGGGGGCCCGGGCTCGATCCACGGTTGAGGCTCGCCTGCGCCAGTTCCGCCTTCAGTTCCATCCTCGCCTCCTGTTCCTTCTGTGCGTCGCGATCTTTGTAGCAGTTCCGGTCGTCCATCGGTCGTCTCCTGTTGCTCCGTCGCGGCCGCGCGCCTGAACGTGCCCGCGACATATCGGTGGGCCTCGGCGGGCGACCACCCGTCCAAGGTCAGGCTCCACACTTTCCGCCAATTCCCGCCGCGTTGATGGCGCTGCCCGCGCTTCTTCGGCCGCACGCCGTCGATGACGAAGCAGTAGAGATACACCCGGTTCCAGCGCAGCGGCCTCGTGTCGTCCATAAACGCGGAACGGGGACCGGCAATCCCGGCCCCCGTCGTCCTCCTCCTCCGAGGGATGCGCCTACTTCTTCTTGGGCGCGGTCAGCTTCTGCGGTTCGGACTCCTTCGCCTTCGCGGCGGCCGCCAGGGCGTCGGCTTTCAGCTTCTTCAGATCGAGCTTGTGCCGCTTGCAGAACGCGTCGAGGTCGGGCGCGTTGTTCGGGAACTCCATCGCATCGCCCTCGGCCAGGATGACCAGGGCGGCGAGCTGCTGCTCGGAGAGCCGCGGGAGGTCGCCCTTGCGCAGCATGTCGTAGCTGAGGCCGAGCGCCTTCTGCGGAATCTTCAGGTCCGCCAGCAGCTGATCGGTGTCCTCATCGAAGTTGTAGCGGTCGAGCGTATTCAGCACGAGGCGCGTGAGCATCGCCGGCGTGACCTTCTTCGTTCGCTTGATGGCCGCGCGCAGCGCACGCTGCACGACGTCCTTGTAGACCGCGTTGGCCGCCTTCACCTTGGCCTCAGCCGCCAGCCGCCGCTTCTTCTTCTCGGGCGTCTCCTTGTCGCGCCCGAGCTGCCGCCGCCGCGCCGTCGCCTGCTCCACTTCCCACTTGTAGTGGGTCTTGCACGCCTTCTTGTCCCGGCAGATCTCCACGACCTCGACCTCATCGCCGTAGACCAAGAACGCAACCTCGGTGCTCTTGCACTTCTGCTTCCCGGCCTCCTTGTAGCTGTCGGTCCCGAGCACGCCGTCCTTGCTCTGCCAGTGGCCGGAGATCTGCACGGGGGTGATGCCCTCGGCCTGGAGCTTCGCGAGCTTCGCATGGACCTTGGGCTGTGTCGTCGCCAGCTCGGGGCCGAACAGGTCGAGCCGCACGTTCTGCTTGATCCACTCGCGGAGGCGCTTCACGTTCGGGAACGTGCCGTCGTGATACTTCGCCTCCTGGGCCATCCACTTGAGCGCGGCGCTCTGGTCGGCCTCGCTGAGCCGGCCGATGGCGGCGCCGTGCGCGGTGTCGATCTTCCCTTCGCGCAGCAGCGCCTTCCCGGCGTCGGTGAGCTTGTTCACTTGGAGCTTGAGGTAGACGCTGGCCGCCGACAAACCGATCTTCGTGGCCAGGGTTTCGGCGGTGTAGGTCTTGGGGTCGAGCTTCATCAGGCGCTCGAACCCCGCCGCCTCGTCCACCGGGTTCATGTCCTCGCGCTGGATGTTCTCGATCAGCTGCATCTCCATCGCGGCCGCGTCGGAGAGGTCCTTGACGATGACCGGCACCTTCCCGAGCTTCGCCTTCTTCGCCGCGCGATAGCGGCGCTCCCCGGCGACGATCTCGAAGTGCCCGTCCACCTTGCGCGCGATGATGGGCTCGATGAGCCCCTGCTCGACGCTGCGCACGAGGTCTTGGAACTTCGCCTCGTCCATGAACGTGCGCGGATTGAACGGCGACGGCTTCAACTCCGTCAGGTCGATCTGCTGTAGCTGCATTCTCTGTCCCTCCGTGAATGGGGCGGGCTATTCCGCCGTCGAACCTACCGGCGCGGGCGGCTGAGGATGGTCAGCAGGAGCAGCAGCGTGCCCGCCACGAGCCACGCGGCGGCCGCGCTCATGCCACACCCCCGAGTCGATCAGCTTCCGCACCCCCTGCCAGAGCCGTTCGGCCTCCTCGACGCTGCGGATCTCCACCGTGGTCGAGTAGCCGGCGACGAACGTGTAATGCTGGCCGCGTCCTTTGCGACGGGTCTGCACCATGAGCCGAATCTTGCGGGGCAGTTCCTCCGCAAGCAGCTCGTTTCCCTTGGGTTTGTCCTCCACAGTGTCCTTTCTGGCTGAACCGGAGCCCGCATCTTACTCTCGCGTTATAACGACGTGTCAAGACCTAACCTCCGGACCTACGAAAAGTCGCGCAAATCCAAGGGGTGCGCTGCGCACCACCGCCGCACGGCGGTGCGCGCCGCCGACTCCTGCTGCATGGGCAGCGTCCCGATGGGCCGCCACCCGTCCACTTCATCGAAGTAGTCGAGGCCGCCCACGGGCCGCTCGACGTAAGCGGTCGGATCAACCTCCCATTCCAGCTCGCGGACGAACCGCACGGTGTAGCCGGCGGCCTCGACGTCCACCACGAGCACATGCTCGACGTGGCGCGTGACGCGCCCGGCGTAGGAGGCGCGCGGCGCGGTGGAGCCGGCTCCAGTTGTCTCAGCCATCGGTCCCCTCCTCGTCCTCCTCGTCGTCCTCGATGCCCCAGCCGGCCAGCTCGTCGCCGTCGTAGCTCGTCGCGCCGCCGCGATGCTCGAACGTCACGCGGCCGTGCACGAGGTCATCGTGCACGGCGCGGACGTGATCGAGATAGATCGCGGCGCGCGTCGGGTGATGAAACTCGATGCGCACCCGGGCCATCAGGGCAGCTCCTTTCCGTCAATCGCCAGCGGGATCAACCGCGTGCGCCCGCACCACACGTAGAGCACGGTGTGCTTCGTCTTGGTGTTCCCCAGGCCGCCGTACGCCGGCGGCAGGCAGCAGTCCCACACCACGCCGTGGAGCGGATGTCGGCCGCCGCAGCCCGGGCACATCACCGTGCCGTCCTCCGCGTGGCCCAGCTCCTCGCCCAGCGTCGGCGGCGAGAGCAAGGGGATGGCGGGGGTGCACCACCGTTCCACGGCCTTCTTGTCGCCCCACGCCCCGACCGGCGCGTGGTTGTAGAGAAAGAACACGACGTCGTAGAGGCCGGCGCGACTGCCGGCGTCCGCGCGCTCCATCGCGCCGCGCAGATCGTTCTGCAAGACGCAGGTGAGAAAGCTCCCCGGCTGGATGTGCTCGTCGAGGTAGCGGAGCAGCCCCTCGCGCAAGTGCGCCGGCACGCGGGCCAGGGCGGCCGCCTCGCGCGCCTCGGGACTGTCCGGCGTGTGTTTGCTCTCGAAGTAGTCGGCGCCGTCGAGAAACTCGGTGAGCCGCGCGCGTTCGGCGCGCAGCTCCTCGGCGGTCCACTCGGCCGGCGTGTCGGTGGGCAGCTCCTCGCCCGTGATCGTGCGCCCGCTGGCCGCCATCGCGGCGACGTCGCGGAGCACGTCCGCGTCGATCAACTTCGTGACGTAGAGGCAGCCGGCGACAAAGCCGCGCGTGTAGGCAGTGCGCATCAGAACACCTCGTCCTTGTCGAGCGGAATCCCCGTCTCCTGGGCGAACGTGGAGAGCCCGCCGCCGAGCCGCTCGGGCGCGCTCCCGATGGTGTCGAGCTCGATGGCGTCCTGCCGGGCCTGCGCTTGCCGGTCCTCGTGCGCGGCGATGAGCAGCTGCTGCGCGTGCTCGTGGGCGCACTCCCACGAGCACACCTCGAGCTTCTCATCCAGCTCCTTCTCGTGCCTGGTGGTCAGCGTGATCCAGCCCTCGGGCAGCTCCACGCCGTACGGGGTGCGGTGTCCCGGGGTTTCCGTGCCGCAGTTGTCACACTTCGCAATCTGAGCCATCACTGCCTCCTAGTGGGGTTGTGGGTTTCCGAATCGTGCACGCAAAGACGCCCGACAGGCCCGACAGCTCCAAGCCGTCGCCGCCGCGCGCGGGCGCGACGACCAAGTACTGGCGGTCGCACGCCCAGGTGAAGTCGTCGCCAATGATCGAGAGTCGGCGGCCGTCGAACGCGATGCCCGCGATGCGGGTTGTCGCGTCGGGCGCGTCGTGGTCGGTGAGCTGGCCGCCGATCCACTCGGCGGATCGGTCGGCCAGGAGCTGCCAGAGGCTATGTCCCGTGTCGTGTCGCTCGCTCATCAATGCACCACCGTTCCCGGGCGAAAGCTCGCCGCCGGCAGCGGCCGCCGCGCCGTGACTTCCTCGCACCATTCGCAGTACGAGCAGAACCAAAAGGACGCGAGGCGCGCGATCTGTTTCACGCTGCCGTCGCGCATGGCGTGCGGGACTTCGATGCACGCGCCTTCACTTGCCCGCGCGATGTCGATCGGGTGGCCGCACTGGGGACAGGTCGGGCACTCGTCGCTCATCGCGCCCCCCCGCGCGCCTCGGCGCGTGCGATGCGGTCGCCCGCGCAGCGCCGGCAATAGCCCCAGCCGGCGTCAGGGTCGCAGGGATCGTCGTAGAGGTCGGCGGTGCCGTGGCAGTCGTCGCACTCGCCGCGCCGCGTCGGGCCGGCTTCGATCATCTCGCGCAGTTCAGCCGCGCGGCGCTTGGCCCGCGCGGCCTGGGGGTTGTCTACCATTCGTCGTCCTCCTCGCCGCGTTCGTTCAACGCCTCGCGGCATTCATCACAGTAGCCGTCTGATTGCGTGGCGGTGTTCGGGCACGGCGTGCGCGCCCACGGCAGCGCCGCCATACACCCGGTCGCGTCGAGCTGCGCGAGTAGCTCGCGGGTGTCCTCGCTGAGTAGCTCGCGCAGCGGCCGCAGGCGGGCCGGGGTTACGGTGGCCGGCCTCATCGCGCCGCCTCCAAGTTGCGTGCGATGGTGCGCAAGAGCGGGAGTCTCGCTCGTGCGGAACTCGCGCCCGCACTGCTGGCAATTCGTCCAACTCATCGCGACACCACCGCCGCGTAGTCGAGCTGTTGCAGCGCCTCCACGAGGCCGGCATCCGCGAGCAGCTCCACGCGCGCCAGATAGCCGAGCAGCTCCGCCTCGGCCGCCGTCGTGCGCATGCTTACAAACGTCGTGGCGGACGGTTCCGCCTCCAGCCGCGCGCCGTCCCCAATGTTGTTGAGGATGATGAGCAGCGCGCAATGGGGCACGCTGACGTGCCGGTGATACTTCGCCCACTCCGGCCCCCAGCCTCGGTGTTTTCGTTCGCTCTGACCCTCGCGCGTTTCCAGATCCTCAAAGCGGTCGATCATCCCCATGTTCTCGACGTAATCGCGGATCGCGCGGCTATGTTCGTCGTGTGGGGTGCCGTGCTGCCGGTGGCTCTCGTCGGCAAGGCGCTTGTACGCGGCGTTGATGGCCTCGCGCACGCGCCGCCGCAGCGCGCGGAGATATTCGCGGTCGCTGCCGTTCGTCTTGCGGTCGGGGTTTTCCATGTCGTCACACTCCAGTCGTGAGGAAAAACAGGGCCCGGCCACCGTTCGCCCGATGGCCGGGGCCCGCATCGGTTGCGGGTTACACGCCGCGCTGTTGCTGTGGGCCGTAGCTCCGGGCGCAATCGGCGCAGCCCTGCGCGGCGCACGCCGGCGAATTGCCGCACGCGCTGGCGGTCGCGTCCTCCTGCGCCGCATAGGCGGCGAGGATGAGATCGCGCACCTCGTGCTGAGCGTTCGCGTCCGTGATGGGCCGCAGCAGGGCAAACGAGCGGCGCTCTCCGTTCACGCTGTACTGGCGGGCGGGAAAGGTCACGTTACGCCCGCCACCTGTGCGGCGCTCCCAAATCGCGAACCCGATCAGCTTCAAGCCGGTGAGCGCGCCGACGTCGAAATGTAATTCAGCATCGGCCAGCTTCCCGGGCGGGTTGCTCGTGTCGTTCGGGATGATCTTGATCGTCATGGTTCCGTCTCCTCGAATAAGGCCGACTGGTGGACGGGACGCGGGCGCGGTCGGCTATCGCCCCCGGTCAAGGTGAAGGGCAAATCAAACGGCGCGGACGCGGCGAGCTGCGCGGCCATGCGCGCCGCGATCCACGCGGGCTCATCCTCCATGTTCGTGAGCAACCGCCGCGCCTCGCACGCGGCGGCCAGGACGACGAGATCGGCCTGCGAGACGGCGGGAGGCAGGCCGCACGCGGCGGCCGCCTCCAGCAGCGTGAGCCGGCGCGCGTCACTCATAGTGCGGCCGCCTCTGGGGGAAGTCGGCCCCGGGCGCGTCGTCGGTGTAAATCTCGACATCCGGCCCGCCGCCGGTCGAGAACCGGGAACGCGACCCCGCGTCCCCGGCATACTTGCAGAGCAGCGCCGCCCGCACGCGCGCCCGGCCGGCCGTGGTGCGCACGCGGACGGATTCGAGCAGCTCGCCCACGTCGTACCACCAGCCGCCCTCCTCGCGGCCGCCGAACTGTTGATCCACGAGGTACGCGTTGATGTAGACCGGGGCGGCCGCGCGCCGGGCCTTGGCCTTGAATCGTCGCCGCTTGTTCATCGCGCCGCCTCCTCTCCGAAGATGCGCAGCGGCGGCGCGTCGGGCCGGCGCTCGACGTCGGGCGTGCTGGCGGCCAGCGCGCGCAGCATCTTGCGCTCGTGCCGCAGCTCGGCCTCCGTCTGTTTCACCTCGGCGCGGAGCCGGCGGGCGCGGCCTTCCAGCCGGCCCACGCGGCGCGCGGCCGCCAGCAGCTGCGACTCGTAACTGGTGCGAGGCATCAGAGCACCCCCCGCCAGCAGGGCGCGCAGAGGCCCCACTCCTCGGACGCGAGCCGCACGCCGCACCGGGCGCACTCATCGGCCGCCGGCTGCGCCGGCTCGCTGAGGATGGCCGCCCGGCACGCCTCGCAGAGTGGCAGGGACGCGGCCGGCTGGCCGCACTCCGCGCACAGCTGGACGAACGCCGCCGCGCCGCCAAAGTGCAGCCGGGCGAACGCGCGCGCCTCCCGCAGCTCGGCCCACCGTTCCCCGGGAGAGGTCAGGGCGTGCGCGTAGCACGGCCCACAGAGCGCGGCCGCCTCGAACCCGCGCCGCCCCGTCATCACGTCCGCCCGCGCCCGCCCGCACCGCTCACACGCGCCCCCCAGGCCGGCCGCCGCGCCCCCCGGTTTGTCCTCGGCGCGCAGCGCCGCGCGGCCCAGCTCGGTCAGCTCCCACCGCTCGCTCAGCTTCATCTCCAGCCACGCCGCCAGCTCTGCCCCGTCCACACCCGCCAGCCACGCCGCCGGCCTGACAGTGCATCCCGTCTCAGACCCTTGTCCCACCCGCCCGTCGATTGATTCGCCTGCCATGCGTCACGCTCCAGTCATGAACCGAGTAAACGCCGGACGGCGAGTGTAACCCAAGGTTAGGCCCTAACACAAGACCCAATGTTGTAATCCGGAGCGCGGCGCGTCCGCCCGTCCACACTCGGCCCGCCCTGGCCCCCTCGCCGCTCGGCCTCGGCGCTCCTGCCGGCGACGTGGAGCCGAGTAAACGTAACCCCCATTATCAGACCCACGAGAGAAGCCCTGCGTTTTGGCCCTGTTTCGCCTGCGCTCGTGCGTTGTCCCTTCGCCCCCTACATCTTGTGGCCTCAATCGCTTGCGGTTGGCACGTTTTCGAGCGCGCCGGCCTCGGCCTCGGCTCTGGCCAGCCGGCCCGGTTGGCACGCCCCCGGGGGACCCCGCGCTGGCACGGAGTCCCGTTCCAGCGGGGGTGGCGAAGCCGGGGGGTCGTCGCCCTCGGAAATCGCTCTGGAAGGCGTTACAACGAGCTGAGCGGGCTGTCTGGTGGCTCTGCGGGTCGGGTTGGAGTCCCGTTTCCTTCGGACGGGGCAGGTGGTGGGGAACTTGAGTCTCTCGCGCTCTTTGTTTGGAGGGGCATCGCATGGGGGATACGATGGGGGAGCGATGGGGGATAGCATCCCCCTGGTTCAGGTTCAATATCCGGTTCTGTTCTTCGATACAGCTAGTTCTCCATCGCACGCGCGGCCGCGCGCGCGTTCTATTGCTCTGCCGGCCGTTACCGAGTGTGCCTGGGTGGAGCAAACCGGGCGTTATCACGCGCCGAGTGTGCCGGGGTGAGACAGGATCGCCGTTCGATCGCCCGGTTCTGTTCCGGAGTGGCGCACGGTCGGGTTTCCCGTTGACGGCCTGGGAGGCGCTGCGCTATCGTCGCGCCTTCACCCGGGGGCTCCCGGGCGGGACGCCTCGACGGGCGGGTCCCGGGCGCGGCTCCGCTGGCGGCTCATAACCCAACCGGCACGTTCGGGAGCGCCCTTTTTCGGAGCAGAGGAGACGGCGATGGAGACGGCGATGGATTTCGGCGAAGCGTTGACAGCCCTCCGGGGCGGACAGTCCGTGCAGCGGGCCGGCTGGAACGGCCCCAATCAGCGGCTCACCCTGCAAGTCCCCGACACCCACTCGAAGATGACCCTGCCGTATATCTACATCACGACGGTGCAGGGCGACCGCGTGCCGTGGCTCGCGTCCCAGACCGACCTCCTGGCGACCGACTGGCGGGTGGTGTAGCCGACTCCACCGTTTCACGTGGAACACCCGGAGGCCCAGATGCAGGGGTTTGCCGAACTCGCCACCGAGCAGGGGTCCATCCTCGTCCGGCCGGAGTGTATCGTCGCGTTCGGCCCGGGGCGCCGGCGGGACCCCCGAGACGCGCGGGAGATGTTCATTCTCGGTGCCGACCGGCCGTTTTTCGTCCTCGATACGCTGGAGAATGCCCGCGCCTTCGAGGCCGCGTTCCAGCATGGCGCCCCCTCCTCGTTCGGCGGCCAGGAAGCCGCCATGCTCCGGGTCCTGCTGTCCCGGGTGGCTACGCTGAGCGAGATTCTCGCGGAGGTTCGTATGACCGTTGAGGCGATTCAGGCCCAGATTGCGGCCCTGAAAACGTCGGTCGGAGAGATAGCCCCGTCGCTGGAGAACATCGCGGCGGACATCCAGCGCATCAAGGACTCGATTCCCACGGGTGAGGGCGGCGCGACCGCCGCGCAGCTCGCGGCCATCTCGACCGAGCTCGAGACGCTGCAGGCGAACGTCCAGGGCGTCGTGGATTCGGCCAAGGCCCTGGCCGACTCGAATCCGGACCCCACCCCGGAGAGCTGAGGCCTGCGCGCGGGGGACAAGCAGCCAAGGGTCGTCGCTCACGCGGCCGCGACACGTCACTGCAGCCCCCGCGCCAGTATTTGCGATGCTGATTCGCCTCCGTCGTTGGCTCCCGAGCGAGGAGGAGGAGCCGCCCCCGCGCCTGTCGCGCCGCCGCTTTCTCTTTCTCGGCGCCACGGCCGCCGCCGGCCTCATCGTCGCCCCGACGCTGCAGGAGATTGCCGACGTGACGTTCACGGCGGCCGACGTCGACCGCCTGATGACGGGCCCCTCGATTGACCAGATCCTCAAGGAGTATTACGAGCCCGTGGTTGTGGAGATGTGCAACAACCGAAACAGCCTCTCGTTGTTCATCGCCGCGGACTGGGCCGCCGAGCCGCCGCCGGAACAGCCGCCGCGCGCCGTTTGGCGTCTTGGCGTCAACGCCGCGTTTCTGGGAGGCGGCTGCGAATGAGCTGCGCGCATGACGTGCCCATCATTGGCTGTCGAGCCTGCGCCGTCCGCGCGTCCCGCCGGCGCTTCTTCTTCGGCCTCGCGGCCGCCGGCGTCGCCCTGGCCGCCCCGCCGCTGCCCGCCTTCGTCGGCGTTACCCCCGCGTGTCCCACGCTCGACTGGACGCAGGTCGTGGTGCCGATGCGCTACCTCATGGCCCGGGTGCGGATCTCCGCCGAACTGCTCGAACGGTCACGCCAGCCGCCCTCACCCAACTTCCTCGACGTCGCCGCCGAGGAGCTGCGCGCGATGGCGCTCGATATGGAACGGCGGGAGATCGCCGCCTGGAAGGCGTTGGGCCGCTGAGCCGCCCCGTGATACAGTCAGCGCTGCCGTCGCGTTTCGCCGCGCGCTCCCGTCTCCTCGGGGGGCCCCCGCCGCTCCAGTCGGTGGGGGCCTCGGCTCTCGACGATGCCGTATAAGTCCGAAGCGCAACGTCGGAAGTTTCACGCGATGGCCGCGCGGGGCGAGATCTCCCAGACAACCGTTGCGGAGTTCGACCGCGCCAGTAAGGGCAAGAGCCTCCCCGCTCGCGTCTCCAGCTCCAAATACCGCCGGCCGGCCAAGCGCCGCTGATTGACGCCTCCGCGCGGACTCCCGTAATCTCGAACCCCATCACCGATGGGGAAAATCACACGCGGGACGACGGAGCAGCCGGCGCCGCCGCCCGCCGAGCGCCAGCCGTTGACCGATGAGGAAGTGCGCGAACAGACGGCGACGGTTCAAGACCGTCAACGTAAGCTCCTGGCGCGCGGCCTTCTCGCCGCAGCCCTCTATGCGGAAACGGGCGACTACAAAGTCGTGGCGCAGGTCATGCGCGTGGAAGTCAGCACCGTGCGCGGCTGGGTCGCCGCCTACCGCGCCAAGACGCGGACGGAGATCGACACGATTGCGGCGCGGCTGATGGCTACGACGGCCCATCTCGCGCTCGATCGCGTGGAGGAAGGCCTCACCGAAGGCGACACCGAGTTCGCCGCCGAGCTCGGGCGGAAGATCCTCCACGGCGCGGGCCATCTCCGGACCCACAGCGCCAAGGAAGCCGGCGGCCCGAACGTCCCGATGCAGCTCACCATCAACATCAAGTCCGATGGCGCGCGGGCCGTCGACGCCGGCACCATCGTGGACGGGTTCATCATCTCGTCGGCCGACAAGAAAGCGCTCGCCGTGGGCACGCCCGCCCCCCTCGACACCACCGCCGCCGCCTCCGTCGACGGCGAAGCACACGATCTGGCCGGTGGCGGGCAATAAGAACATCGTCGCCAACGACACCGGGGTCGTTGAGCTACTGAATCACCCTTACCAGCAGGCGTTTCTTCGCGCCCGCCGGGCCCGCCATCGCAACGGCCAGCGCATGTTCCGCATGTTCGGCCTGTTCAGCGGCCGCCGGGGCGGCAAAACGCGGATTGGAGCCGTCTCCACCGTCGAGGAAGCGACCGTCAGCAACACGAAACATTGGGCGTGCGCGCCGACCTACGGGGACCTCCACGATTTCGTCCTGCCCGCCGTCTTGAGCATCGTGCCGCGCGGCTGGATCGCGGATTGGTCCGCCGCGCATCATCAGCTCACCCTCACGAACAAATCGACCATCGCGTTCCGCTCTCTGGACGATCCCGAGAAAGGCCGCGGCCCCGGGCTGCACTCGATCTGGATTGACGAAGGCCGCAAGTGCCAGGAGATGGCGTGGAAGGTCCTGCGGCCCACGCTGTCGGACTATGGCGGGGTCGCCTGGGTCACGACGTCGCCCAACGGCTGGGACTGGTGCTACAAGCGCTTCTATGTGCCGGCGCTGCAAGGCGTGCCCGGGCGTTGGGCGACCAAGTACCGTACGATCGACAACCCGTTCATCACCGCCAGTGAGATCCGGGAAGCGGAGATCGAGTACGGCGGCGCCGATTCGCTGTTTTTCCAGCAGGAATACCTTGGGGATTTCGTCACGTTCACGGGCGCCGTCTACGGGCAGCTCCTGACGAATCAAATCCTCGAGACGGACGACCAGGTGCGCGCCGTCCTGCCCGAGTGGCCCCGCATCGACCCGTCCCGGCCCGCGTTTTCGTGCCTCGACCCGGGCGCCGACCATCCGTTCGCCGGCGTCCTCGTCGTCATCACCGAAAACGGCCTCGTGTGCGTCAACGAGTATCTCGAACGCAACAAGACCTACGCCGAGCACGCCGAAGGCATTAAACGGATGGAGCATCCGTTCGTGGTCGAGCGGCGCGGCTACGACCGGAGCCAGAAACAGGCGGCGCTGGAGCTGGCGAACTACGGCCTGTATGTGATTCCGGCCGAGAACAACGTCGTCGCCGGCATCCAGCGCGTGTCGAGCTGGCTCCGCGCGAAGCAGCTGTGGTTCGTGAAGCGGCGCGTCCCGAAGTTGGTCGAGCAGCTCCAGAACTACCGCTGGGACGAGAATTTTGGGAAAGACGGCGAGGCGAAGCGGGAGCGCGTCATCAAAGTCGACGACGATCTGCCCGATTGCCTCCGCTACGGCTGCATGTTGTACCCCGAGCTGCCGAAAGCCGTGGCACTCGCGGGGCAGCGGGCGGCCAGCTCGGTTCCTCTGGAGGCCCGGTGGGCTTGGGAGCGGCTGCGACGCATCGAGCAGGGCGAAGGGGACACGGGACTCGACTGGACCGCGCTGTCGGTCAGCAACGAGTTCGGTGACGACGATCCAATGACCCTTCTACACGCCGGCATGGAGGACGGCGAGTGGCGAGGCAATCCGATGGGAGACTTCTATGCCTGACCGACGCTGCGAATGCGGCGGGAAAATCACCACCGCCTCGTCGGAGGATGTGCGCGTCCAGATTTGCCTCATGTGCGGGCGACGGCTGGTGAATCAGACGCCGCCGCCCTCGCACAAGGATGTCGGCACGGACGTGCCCGGTGGGGGCGCCGCGTGACGCTCCGCACGTATCGCCGCTGCATGAACTGCGAGGATCTCGTCAATCGCAACTGGCAACCCCTCTGCCCGAGCTGCCAAAAGATCGGCGCCTGGGGCATCTTCGTGGGCGGGCTCCTCGTGGGGCTCCTCCAAAGGATCTTCGGATGAACGTGCTCGAACGATGGTTCCGGCGGCGCGCCGCCCGCCGGCTGCCGCAGGCGGAAGCGGACCTCCCGGCCGCCCTACAGGCAATGTATCCCGGGCAGACCTTCGCGGCCCACGGGTATAACTGGCGCGTGATGCACCGGCGGTGCGAGAAGGGCGGACGCCATCCGGGCGTCGTGATTGCCCCCATCGGACCCACCCGCCGCGTGCTGCGCGGCAAACGCCAATTTCTCCGCCGACTACTTCGCGCGGAACGCAAAGGAGGCTGACCATGTTTACGGCCGGACACGTACTCCGGAAGGAGCTCGCCGCCACCCAACACGCCCTGGAGCTGGAACGCCAGAAAGTGATCGCGCTCGAACGCGCGCTCGCCCAATCCCAGGCCAACGTCGAGTGGCTGCGGTTGCTCTACAACCAAAGCGCGAACGACCGGGCCGCGATCAGTGCCATGAAGTTCGGCACGCCGCTGCCGGCGCCGCAACTCGAAGGCACGCTCCAGACGCCCCAGGACGTGATCGCCGCGGCCGAGCAGCGCGCGGCCGCGCCGGCAGGGCTCCAGAAGGCCGTTCTCGAGGAGGACGACCTCGACAAGGCGCTCGAGAACTACACCGGCATGGCCGGCGGGTTCGGCGACGTCGGAGACGCAGAAGCGGAACGACTGGGCATCACTCACGCAGACGACGGATCTGTCGCCTACAAGTAGCGAGGACGCATGTATCCACCATCGCCCGGGAACGTCGTGAATCCGCCCGAAGTGGGCGGGCAGCAACCCCCGAGCGGCCTCATGGCCCGCATCGGCCAGCTCTTTGGAGGCGGCTCCGACGCGGCCGCGCCGCCGCCGGACCCCTACCACAACTTCGACGCCATCAAGCAGTTCGTCGAGGACCGGAAAAAGGAGGCGCTGGAGAACCGCTGGGTCTATGAGCGCGTCTGGTGGCGGAATGTGCTCTACCTGCTCGGGCGGCAGTGGGTCTACTACGACCGGAAGCGCGGCCAGTGGCTCGACAAGCGCATGGCGAAGTGGATTCCGCGCCCCGTCACCAACGTCATCGCTAACAGCGTCAACATCATCAAATCCGTGTTTCAGGCGGTGCAGATCTCGACCATCGTGCGGCCGCTGAACACCTCCGATGAAGCGGTAGCCACGGCCGCCACGGCCGACCGGCTCGAACCGGCGATCGCGGAGGAACACAAGCGCACGCGCGTGCAGCGCGAGTCCGACTTTTGGTTCATCGTTACGGGCAACGCGATGGAACACGTCTGGTGGAACCCCTACGCGAAGTCGGTGCTGACGCCCTGGCTGGAGTGCGCGGGGTGCACGTCGCAATATCGCGCCGAGGAGCTCGACCCCGAGGCACCGATGTGCGAGCAGTGCGGTGGGGGCGACTTCCACGAGGCCCAGGACGAGTACGGCTACCCCGTGGGCGACGAGAAGTTTCACGGCGCCGGCTGCACCGATAGCCTCTCACCGTTCGAGTGGGCGATCCCGCAGAACTACACGCGGCTCGAGGACTCCCCGTTCGTGCTCCGGATGCGCTGGCGCTCGAAGGCGTATTGCGTCGATCACTATCCCGAGGCGCAGATGCGCGCGATGCGGTGGGGCAAGATGCCCGCCGAACGCTCGCTGCAGCTGCTCCGCGCGATTGCCTCGCAGTCGGACGTCACCTCCACGCCCATCACCTACACCGGGGACGACGGGCAGAGCGAAGGCGCGACCGAGTACGAGCTGTGGCATCGGCCCTGTAAGCAGTATCCGCACGGCCTGGTCGCCCGCATGCTCGGCGAAAGCGAGGGCGTGCTCCTGCAGAGCGAGGAGGAGAGTCTGCCGGGCCCCTTGCCGTACCGCACAGCCAAGGGCGAGGCGCTCTTTCCGTTCGTGCACTACGTTTACGAGGATATGGGCGGCCGCCTGAACGGGCGCGGCGCCGTCGATGTCGTCATGCAGAAGCAGGACCAGATCAACCAGCTCGACTCGATGGCCCAGCTCTGCGAGCAGCGCATGGCCAACCCTGTCTGGCTCGAACCCAAGGGCGCCGAGGTCAAGAGCTTCACGGGCGAGCCCGGGCTCGTCGTCAAATACAACCCCGCCGTCGCCGGCGGCAACGCGAAGCCCGAGCGCATCGCGGGGCAGAACATCCCCTCGTCGCTCTTTGAGCGCCGCGCGATGCTCGTGGCTGACGTCGAGAAACTCACCGGCACCACTGACGCGCTGCAGGGCATCAAGCCCTCGGGCGTCGACTCCTTCGCGGCGATCAACCTCCTCGTGGAACGCTCGCAGTCCTACTACGGCCCGGCGCTCCAGGCGCGCGGCGAGGGACATCGCCAGTGGTATCAGCTGGCGCTCGAAATCGAACGTCAGTTCGGGCCCGAGACGCGCGTGCGCGCGACGATGCGCCCGAATCGATCCTGGTCCTTCCAGACGTTCCAGAAGGCCGACCTGATGGGCGCGGTCGAGATCCTCGTCGAGGACGGCTCCCAACTGCCCAAGACGAGCCTCGGCATGCGCGCCGCGATCGAACACGGGCAGAAGCTGGGCGTGCTCAACCCGCAGGACCCCGAACAGCAGTTTGAGATCATGCGGAAGATCGGCATCGTGGAGCTGAGCCCGTCCATCGAGGCCTCGACGCAGAACGCGCTGCGCGAGCAGTCCGAGTTTGCGCGCTGGGTCGCGACCCTTCCAGAGCCAATGCCAGACCCGACGACCGGCCAGCCGATGCCGCTCGTCAACCCCGCCGCGCGCCTCGCCGTCCAGCCGCAGCCGGTCCCCGTGCCGGCTCCGGAGCCGGCTCCAGACGACGCCGGCGCCGCCCCGGCCGGCCCGCAGGTGCAGATGGTCGCCCCGCCGGCCGCGCAGCAGATCGAGCTGCTGTTCCCAGGCAACCCGCTCAAGGTCAAGGAGTGGGATAAGCACCAGCTGCACATCGCCAAACACGACATCTACTGCCAGTCAGACGAGTATCGGGAGCTGGCCCTGCGCTACCCGGAACTTGATGAGCTGTGGACACTTCACCGGCGGGCGCACATGGAGGCCTGGGCCCGGGCACAGATGGAGATGGCGATGTTCGCGGCCGCGCCGATGGCGCCGCAGGGCGCTGGCATGGCGATGGCAAACAGCAATCAGAACGCCGGCGCCGTGCCGGCGGCGAGCCCCCAAGGCGCGCCCCGGTGATTGACGGGAAGCGCGCGGCTGTGGTGATCTCTGGCCGAGCCACCTTGGTAATTCGTAGGGAGGATTGATGTTTCGACTTTGGCGTTCGTGGGGGTGCCACTTTGAACTACTCGCTCCGCCAGATGGCGGAGGCGGCGGCGGCGGAGATGATCCTCCGATCGATCCGTCCGCGCACCCCGACTACGACGTCGATGACGCGGCGCTGGCAGCCGATGACCCGGATCGCCAGCAGACGGGCGGGACGCCCCCCGCCCCCGTTCAGCAGCCCTCGCGGCGGACGCCCGCTGTTGCTGGACAGGACCCGAGGCAGACGGCCTTCACGCCGGAACAGCACGAGCAGCGCTACACGACGCTGCAGACGCAACTCACCACGCAGACCCAACAGTTCCAGCAACTGCAGGCGCAGAACGCCCTGTTGATGCGCCAGATCGGCGCGTTGACCGGGGTGCAACCGCCGCCGCAGGACCCCGCTGAGGCGCAGCTCACCGACATCGACCGCAAAGCCATGGCGGCGATGTACAAGCTGTTTCCGAAGCTGCGGCCGCTGCTGGACCAGGCGGACAAGCTCCTCGGCCTGCCCGATGCCGTGCAGGGGTTCCAATCCGAGAGCGCCGCGCGCTGGCAGGACACCGCCGAGCGGATGTGGTCCGCGTTCGACAAGGGCATCGCCAAGCTGTACAACCTGCAGCAGGGCCAAGCGCTGCACGACAGCGCCAAGAAGATGCTCGACACGGCGTTCGTCACGTTTCTCGAGACGGACAAGAACGCCTCGGCGCGCTACCGCGCCGGCGACGTCACCGTGGTCGATGAGTTCGTCAACATGTTCCGCACGGGCGTGATCGTGCCGGCCAACCGTCCTGTCCCCAACAACAACGGGTTGCCACCCCGTCGACCGCAGCCCGCCGGCCCGCCGCGCCTTCCCCGCGGTGGCCCCGGCTCCACGGTCGTCGGCCAGCAGCCCCAACAGCCGAACCGAGCGAATGCCGCCGAGGTCCACGAGGCCGCGGCGGATGCTTACTTCGCCGCGCGCGGCTAGGAGGTTCGTCGCCCGTGAACAGCACCCGTCTCCGTTACTGGCTCGCCGGCATCACCCTGACGCTCTGGGCGTTGGGCTTGCTCCCGGCGGCCCTCTCCGTTCCCGTCGTCATCGGCATGGCCGGCGCCGACACCCAGTCCATCGACGGCATCTACAAGGACTACTACGAAGATTTCGTCGCGGACCAGACCAACAACCGCAATCCGCTGAGCGATCTGCTCAAGCCCGAAACCGTCGAGTTCGCCGGCCGGGAAGTCGTCTACACCGCGGACGTCACCCGCAACACCTCCCCCATGTGGGTCGGTGAGGACGGCGCGTTCGCGGACGCCGGCGCCCAGGGCAACGTGCAGGTGCGCATCGGCCAGCGAAAGCTCATGGCGCGCGTGCGCCTGACGTCGGAAGCGATCCACGACAGCCGCAGCTCGAAGGGCGCATTCAAGGCCGCGCGCACCAACGAGATGAACAAGCTGATCAAGGACATCGCGCGGATGGAGGAGGCGGCGCTCACCCTTGACGGGCGCGGCGTGCTCGCCTACGTGAACGGCGCCCCCGGCTCCGCCACGATCGCCATCGACAACCCCGGCGGCCTCACGCAGTCGAACTTCGGCAACCGCTTTATTCGCCCCGGCATGTTCGTGGGCTTCGTGAATCCGGCGACCGGCGTGCTGCGCTCCGGTATCCGGAAGGTCGTCTCGTGCGCGAGCTCGGGCGCCTCGATCACGCTCGACGCCGCGCCCGGCGGCACCGTGGCCGACAACGACTACATCGTCCAGGCGGCGAACAGCTCCGTCACGGACGTCGTGGACACGTCGTGGGAGAAGGCCGCGTGGGGCATGATGGCGCTCGTCGACGACGGGACCATCCGCAACAACTACTTCAACGTGGACCGCTCGATCTACGGGGCGTATCAGTCCTACGTGAAGGCGGGCACCGGCAGCCTCTCCGAGGATCTACTCCAGCAGGTGTCGGACGTGCTCGACCAGAAGCTCGGATCGCGCATCACGCGCATCCTGGCGCATCACTCGACACGGCGGCTTTACCTCAAGCTGGCCCAGCCCGACCGCCGCTACAGCGTCCAGGCCACGCTGAGCAATCCCGACGTGCTGACCAAGGCGTTCAAGCAGATGGACGTCACGGCCGGCGAAGTGCCCGTCACGCCGATTCGGGATTTCCCGCTCGACGTGATGATGCTCATTGACGAGGAGAACAGCGGCTGGGTCCGCTATCAGGCCTCGCCCGGTGAGTGGGTGCAGGAGGACGGCTCGATTCTCGTGCGCGTCGGCACGGGCAGCTCGGGCCGCGATAGCTTCGAGGGCTGGTACCGCAAGCGTTACCAGAACCACTGCCGCTACCCGGGCTACAACGCCCGGCTCGACTCCGTGACGGGCCAGTCCCTGATCGTCGTCCGCGCGGAGTAGGTCACGAACGCAAGCACACACGCGCCAGATAACCTCTGAAGCGGGACGCCGGCCGGGGGCGCATACCCCCAGCCGGCGTCACTTTTGGAGCCGACTTCAATGGCTGATTACGAGTTCAACCCGGGCGAGGTCGTCACCGTCGTCAACCGCAGCTCCCGGCGGGTGTCCTGGGAGTTCAACGGGCAGAGCTTTGCGCTCGACCCCCATCAGGAAAAGCCGATGAATCTCGTCTACGCGCAGATGGGGTTCCGGCGGCTGCCGGTGATGGGCACCTACGATCCGGCGTTCGAGCACCAGCACCAGTCGCTGATCGGGATCAAGGAATATCCCGAGCAGTTCCCCTGCACGCCGATCGAGCAGACGGCCAACCCGGAAGCGATCGACCGCTCGAAGCTGCCGCCCGATCGGCAGCACGCCTTCCTCGAGCGGCAGGGCTGGGACGCGGAGCTGAATCGGCTGGCGGGCAGGAACCCGCTGACCGAGGACGCGGGCTTCGCCGGCGTCATGGCCGACAAGTAGGCCGATGCTCGACGGCTACACCGGGCACAACTGGCTCGACACGACGAATCCGTTCGGCCTCGCCAAGCCGCCGGAGTCGTGGCTGCTCCTGCTGCAGCAATTCGACGATCAGCTCGTGGTGTTCCCATCCATGCAGGAGCCGGCCTATATCCTCGCGCGCCGCGTGACGCGCAGCCCGGGGATTCTGCGACTCGCGAGTCCGGAACGCCATCCCGACCTTCGGTTCTGCTGGGAACATCGCCTCCTGGGCGTCACGGGCATCCAGCCGTTTCACACGGTCTGGAACCTCGCGCTCATCGAGGACCTGCGGAAAATGGACAAATGGCGCATGGGCGGCGATGATAAGTTCGCTGACCACATCGAGCGGCTCGACGCCGAACGCGCCGCTCGGCTCGACGCGGCCACGAATGACGAAGCGGACCAACGTGGCTCCTCGGCATGGTTCGGGAAACAGGTCCGCACCGGGTCCACGACGTTCGTCCAGGGCTATCAACCCCCGGCCTCGAACGTCATTCCATCCACGCAAAGGGCCGAGACGTCCTAGGACCGCTCGGCACGGAGGTAATCGCACATGGCTTTGACCTTGGCGAGCCAACTCAGCGTCCGACAGAAGGCGCTGGAAACCACACGAGCAGCCGCATCGCAAGCGCAACTGCGCACGCTGTTCTCGTATCTCTCGCAACATAAGCCCGGCATCGAGCTGCAGTTCGTGCCCGTCAGCGGCCTCGACTCGGCCGACGTCGTAGTGGCCGACGTCGCCTGCCGGCTCTACGCGCTGTTTCTGCGCAAGCCGACGAGCTCGGCGACGACCGCGTACGTCAAAGGCTCCGACCACGCGTCCGCCCAGGGCGCCAACGCGGAGCTGGGCATCATGTTCCTCGGGACGGGCGGCGGCGGCCAGGAGGCCTGCCAGTGCTATCCCGCGGGCCTGATGTTCGGCACGGGCCTCACGCTCGACTGCCACACCACGTCGTCGGGCACCACCAAGAGCGACGCGGCGGACGCGCCGGTCGGCTTCGCGATTGTCGGCTCCGCATAGGAGCCGGCTCCACTCGCGTTCTGTTCGTCCACAATTAGGGGTGGGGCCGAGGCTCCACCCCGCTTTCTGTCCTAGAAAGGGGTTCCTCGATGGCCACGCAATACCTCCAGAAGTTCTCCCGCGCCGGCGATATCCGCGACATGCCGTCCGCGGCTGGCATCGGCGTCCTCGGGAGTCAGGCGCTCCTCAATGTCGGCGGGAATCTCATCCCGCTCGGCGGGCTCGAGCCGAACGGGGCCGTCTACTACGTCGACGCCAATCTCGGGTCGGACAGTTACGACGGGCGCTCGTGGGGGACCGCGTTCCTGACGATGGCGGCCGCATTTGCGGTGCTCGACAGCGGGGACACGATCGTGTTCCGGGGCAAGATCCGCGAGCAGCTCACCGCTCCGGCGCAGATTTTCGACGTCACAATCATCGGCGCCGGCAATCGGCCGCGCCATGCGGACGACACGCCCGATGGTGGTCAGGAAGCGGCGAACACCTGGACGACGCCGGCGAGCCCCACGGCCGCCACCCCTCTCCTGAAGCTGCAGCAGCAGGGCTGGCGTGTGGTCAACGTGCTCTTTGCCGGCCCGAGTGACGCCGCGTGCGTCCAGCTCCATCGAACGGCCGACAGCGGCGACGACGAGAAGGACGCCTCGCACGCGGAGTTCATCAACTGCCGGTTCGCGTCCGGGCAGGATGGGATCTCCGACACCGGCGGCTGCTTCAACGTCGTCGTGCGCAACTGTAAGTTCGGAGCCGTCACGGCCTTCTGTATCCTCGGCGTCGGCAACATCGGCGTTGGCCAGTTGGAGTGGACCATCGTCGATAACGAGTTCTTGGAGTTCACCAACGGCATCAAGATCGCCGGCTTCCGCTGCCGCGTGCAGAACAACCTGTTCACGGATGGGGGCACGCCGAACACCACCGTCGTCTGCAACATGGCGAACGGCGGCGGGGCGGGCAACTTCATCATCTACAACTTCTTCCAGACCGCGACGGCGAACTTCAACACGCCGGACGTCGTGGGCTCCGCGACGGATGTCTGGTGGAACACCTCGATCGACGCGACGGCGGCGGGCGTCGGCACAAACCGCGAGGTCGGCCAGCCGGCGTAGGCCACGTCTCCTACGCGAGAGAGAGGCCTCATATGAACAACACGCCAGTCGAAACGCCGCTCGCCGCCCTGGCGGTGGGTGAAGCCGCCTCCAAATCGCACGTCATCGGCACGCTCTTGCCGTCCGAGAGCCGTGCGGCCGCGGCGCACAACAGCGCGGAGATGAAGAACTACCAGCACGCGGGCGTGCGGTTGTTCGTCAACATCACCGTCCTCGGCGCCGGCGGCGGCGGGGCGACGGTGACGGTCAAGATCCAGGTCAAGGACCCAGTGTCCGGGACCTGGGTCGACGTCGCGGGCGCGGCTACGGCCGCGCTCGCCTTGGTCGCGTGCACGACGCTCACGCTGTACCCGGGCGTGGAGGAAGTTGCCAACGTGAAAGAGTCCGATCACCTCGGGCTCACGTGGCGCGTCGTGGCGACGGTCGCAAACGACGCCGCGACGTTCTCGGTCGGCGGTGAGTATCTGACGTAGGGCGATGGCGACCCTGCTGTCAGCGCTGGAGACGGCGGTGCGCGACAATCTCGTCGCGCCCGCCGCCACGGATCAGTTCTGGACGTCGGCCGAGATCATTCGTTTGATCAACCTCGGCGCGAAAGACCTCTGGCGCAAGCTGAAGGACACGTACCAGAAACACCACTACACCATCGACATCACGAACGTGTCGCTGGCGGCGAGCAGCAACGCGCTCAGCGGCGTCCCGGTGGATGTCCACGACGTCACGCACATTCGGGCGCGGGTGCCGAGCAGCTATCCCAACCTGCGGTTCGTGCGCAAGGACTACGCGAGCGATGAGTTCGAGGCGGCGCTCGCGGTCACAGCGCAAGAAGCCACGCAGATCGGGATTATCTTCTACGACCTCGTGGGCGCCGGGGGACCCGTCGCGGCGCCGACGATCAAGGCCGCGCCGCAAGTCAACGCCGAGATCCTCCTCGAGCTGGGCTACGTGCCCACCATCGGCAGTCAAACCTCCGCCCAGGACAACCCGATTCCCGGTGAGTCCGACCAGGCGCTCATCGCCTACGCCACGGCGTTCTGTCTCGCGAAGCAGCGGGAGGACCAGCAGCCGGACCCGACGTGGCTGCAGATCTACGCCACGGAGGCCGAGAACATCATCACCGGGGCGACACCGCGCTCTCTCCAGGACCCGGAAATCGCAATGGGGATGTTCGAGAACTGGGACGACGACTGATGGGCGAGTTGCGGAATCTCGACCAGCTCGGCGCATTCGGCGTCAACCTGACGAAGAATCCGCTCAAGCACACCGATGGCGAGTTTGCGCGGGCCCAGAACTGGGAGGCCTTTCGCGAGGAGGGCCGCCTCGGTATCCGCAAGCGCTTCGGCTTGCAGCGCCTCAACGGCTCCGCCCTGGCCGGTACCGTGGGCGGCTTCATGGCGGTGCCGTTGGCCGCCCCCAACGCCCGCCGGCTCTGGGTCGCGGGCCACACGAATCCCCCGACCGCGTGGTTCTCGAAACTGGTAGCGGACGCCGCATTTGACGCCGGCGACTCGATTCCCGGCGGCGTCGACGTCCAGAACACGCATCAGACGTTGACGACCGCGGTCCCGCTCGTGCGCGCCGCGCTCAGCTACAAGGGTCGGATTTACTTCCCTGCTGACAGTCCGCGCGGCGGACTCTACGCCTTCGACGGCACCACCGCCTATCGCGTCACGCAATTTCTCTCGGCCGGCGCCATCGAATGGATCTTCACCGGCGACGACGCGATCTTCTGCTGCGTGACGGGCACCGGCGGGCTGTCCAACTACGTCTATCGTGTCGATCCCGTCACCGGCGACTACACGACGCTGTGCATCGGCAGCTCGTTCGTCGCGGCGACCGAGAATCTGATCTGTGGCTGCTGGTGGCTGGGGGAGCTGTGGATCGGCTCTACGCGGTCAGGCGGCAGCAGCGCCCGGCTCCACCGGGCCAAGCTGAGTGATAGCGCCTATACGGTCGGACAGACGGCCGCCGCCAGTCAGAGCAGCTACACGTCGCTGTGCGCCTTCCAGGGAAGCCTCTACGCGGCGACGGCCGCGCCGGCCGGGACCGCCGCGCTCATTCAAAAGCGCACGCCGGACGGGACCGTCACGACCTCGCTGACCGGCACGTCCTCGGCCAACGCTAACTTCTTCGACGCCCTGTTCGTGTTCAACAGCGAGCTCTACGCGGTGTACACCAATTCGACCGCTGGCGTGCTCGATGTCTACAAGTTCGATGGCTCCAGCTGGAGTGTCGACAAGGACCTCGCGGCGCTCGCACCCGCCCAGGTGCGCGTGCGCGGCTACGTCGTCGCCGCCAACCGGCTCTACCTCGTCACGCTCGACGGCAGTAATGTGCTGTACGGCCTCGAACGCACCACCGCCGGGGTGTGGTCGAGCCTCGACAACATCGACACCGTGGGGGCCATCGGCCTGATTGGAGCCATCTGACTCATGCCGTTCTCTGTCGTCGCGGCCGGCACGAGCCTGCAGCTGCTGTTCACCGACGGGTCGATCCAGACGCTGACGCTCCCGACCGGGGTGACGGTGCTGTCGGGCACGCGGCTGCGGGGCGCCGTGATGAACCGCAACGTTGTGATCGTCAACTGCACCACGCGGCCCGTGTGGTTGGACGCAGACGGCCTGTTGTATCCCCTCAGCCTCGCGCCGCCGTCGCACGTCGTATTCCTCGCCGCCGGCGCCGCCGGAAGCCTGACGGGGACCTTCAAGGTCAAGGTCGCGTTTGCCGTCAAAGACGCCGTGGGGAACATCCTCATGGAGACGACCCTCGGGCCCGAGAGCGCCGAGGTGTCGGTGACGAATCAATTCATCGACGTCACCAACATCCCGATTGCCGGCGACTCGGCGGTCAACTGTCGCCGCGTCTACCGGACGTCGGACGGCCCCGGGACCGAGTACTTCCCGTGGTTCGACTTGGACGACAACAGCACGACGACGTATTCGAGCGACACGTCGGACGAGGCGCTGGGCACGCTGCCCGCCCCTGACGACCTGGGTAGTGCCCCGCCGCGGCTGACGAACATCACCGAGTGGAAGGGCCGCCTCTGGGCGGTCGACCCCGCTGACCTCGATGC